GGCGCCAATTCTCGTTTAATATCAGATACTTAGGGGATGGTGGGTGTACAAGGACTCGAACCTTGGACCCGCTGATTAAGAGTGTGCAGGGGTTTTATTTAGACCAACGGCTTACCGGAGGTCAATTCCCTTGGCGTGCGATTATGTGCATTTATTCCCTACTTGGCTTCCGACGCTCAGGTAGGGGCGCGGCGCAGCAACCGGGTCTTCTCCGCCGAGCTGGCGGAGCTGCCGAAGAAGTAGTTCACGACAGCGCCGAACCCGGCGCCGAGGCTGCCCAGCATCACCAGCAGCGCCTCGCCACCCTTGTCCGGCATCCCGTAGGTCAGCACCCAGACCAGGATGGCGAAGAAGCCGAAAGTGATGGTGAAGGCCAGCAGCATCGGCGTGCGGTCGCGCAGATGCACCTCGCGGGCACGGGCGTCGGCGGTGTTGGCGTTCTCCGTCTTTCTCTCCTCCACGTCCAGCTCGCGCATGCGAATGGCATAGGCTTGGTCGGCTTGCCGCAGCGCCAGGCGCTGCTCCGGCGTGGCGGAGGCCAGCGCAACCTCCATTTCCTCGGGCGTTCCGGTATCGTGCCCCAGCAGGGCGGTGGAGACCATGCGCACCGCGAGGCCGGCGGCCGGGTTCACCGCGCCGGCGGCGACGGCAAGGCCGGTCGCCAGCGTCGGGGCCACGTCGCGCAGCCCCTGGATCAGCTTGTCGAACATGTTTTCCCCTCCTTCGGGGGTGAGTTCCCGGAGCCCTTGTCAGAGGCCTTGAAGCCTTGCGCGGCAAGGCTTCCAGCCCGAGTTCCCCGGGTTAGGCGGCGGTGATCTCCGCCAGAAGCCCCGCCAAGCGGTTCGACCAGCCGGCGGCGTTCAGCGCCTGGTCCTGGGTACGCAGCCGGGCCTTGGCGTCATCGGTGATGACGCGGCCCATCTTCACCAGCCGCTGCTCGATGATCCGCAGCGCCAGCTCGCGCGCCGGCAGAGCGTTGACGGCGGCGATGGTCCGGGGCCCCACCTTGCCGTCCACCGCGATCTCCGCACCCAGCCGCGTGGCAGCGCGCTGCAGCCAGGGGCTGGCGTCGTCGGCGCCGTAGAGGACCGCGCAATCCACCACCAGCGCCTGCAGGTGCGGGTCGCGGATGCCGCCATAGCCCGGCTCATCGACATAAAGGTGGCGGAGGATGCGGCGCACCTCGGCCTCGGTCAGCGCCTCGACGTCGGCCGCCGTCGGCACGGGTTGCCCCATGCGGCGGCGCCAAGCGGCCAGCGTGGCGAGAGTAATGCCGCCCTTGGTCGGGCCGCCCCGGTCGGCCGGATGGTCGGTGTATCGCGGCCAACCCTCGCGCCGCAGGATTTCGGTCAGGATGTCATCCAGCTGCATCTCGCTCTCCTCAAGGTGTAGGGCCGGAAAGCCACTTCAGCAGCCAGGCGCCGAAGCCGCCGCCACCGAGGCCGGCCAATCCACTGAATGCGGCGATGGCGCCGCGGCCCATATCGCGCTGCTGGCGGAAGGTGGTGATGTCACCCTCGTGCGCTTCCTGCGTCTCGCTCAGGCTCTGCACGGTCTGCTGCAGCGTCGCCATCTGCGTCTTGAGCGCGGCTACGTCGACGGCGACGCGGTCGACCTTGTCGTGCAGTGCACGCCTGCCTTCCGCGCTGGCCGAAGCCATAGCCTTCAGTTCGCCCAGCGTTAGGCTGATCTCGTCCAATGCGGCCATACCGCGCTCCCCCTCATCGATCATGTTCACCCCGTCGCGGCCGGGTCTTCGCCGTGTTCACGCGAGAGCCGCTACCGCAGCCCAGCAGGCGGCACCGGTCAGGCATTCGCCGATGGGACAGGCCCAACGGTGCGGGGAAAGCTTCCAGCCGGCGGCGTAGGCCAGCGGGTGCGCGGCGGCCATGATGGCGACCAGCGCCAGCATCTCAGGCGCCCACACCGCCACCGAGCCGCCCATGCCGAGGCCCCGGCAGAAGCCGATGGCGGACAGACCCAGGAAGTCGTCCCAGAAGCCCATCCCGAGGATCCAGCGGGTCACCACCTCGAAATGCTCGCCATCCTTGGGCGCGAAGGGACTGCCCTTCAGGATGTGACCGAGGTCCATGTGCGCCGCGTGGCCGATCCAGGCGATACCGGCGAAGGTCAGCAGCAGCGCCGGAATATGCGCGTACCAGGGCGCCTGCGCCGCCCAGACGAGCAGTGCCGCCGTCGGCACCGCCCAGATCAGGCGCGCCAGCTGGGTGGAGCCGGTGGGAATGCCGCCCCCGCGCACGCGATAGAGCGCGGCGCCCAGAAGCGCCGCGGCGATGATGGTCAGCATGGGGGCCTCCTCAGCCGCAGAGATAGATGCAGGCGATTTGCTTCACCTCGCCCGGGTGGGCGAAAGCGACGCCCTCGCGGGCCTTGGCGACGGTCGTGTTGCGGATCACGCCGTCCGCCTGACGCATGCCCTTGCCGGGCATGGACGAGGTGACGATCAGGTCGCCGGCGGCGATGTCGCCGCCTTCGCCGCAAACGCTCACCTGCCCTTCGCCCAGGGCGTTGAAGACGACGCTGTCGTGGCTGTCCTGATAGCCCTCGAAGCCGGGGGCGATGGCGCCTTCGTCGGCGATGGTGGCTGGGATGTGCCCGCCGCCCATCACCGCCGCCGCGACCAGCCACTGCCGCTTGACCAGCACGCCGATGGCGGGCTGGGTGGGCGCCGTCGAGACGCCGACCTCGAAAAGGGTCGAGCTGATGGACCGGCGGCGGACCAGCGTCAGATCCACAAGGATGTCGCCGGGCTCCCCGGCAGCCGTCTTCAACAGGAGCCCGTCGTGGCTTCCGGTGAAGGGGCCATAGTTTCCACCGGCCCCCGTCGCCTCGAAGTCGTAGGTGCCCCCGCTGCCCTGAACGCCGACCGTCGTGCCGGTGCCCTTGACACCGGCGGTGCCGCCGGTGCCGTCGACGCCGATAGCTCCGGAGTTGCTGACCGCCCTGATCCCCGTAGGGCCGGCGCACTCCACGCCGAACTGGGTGCCGGTGAAGTAGCCGCCGCGGGTGCCGCCTTCGCCCTGGACCGCAAAGGAACCGGCCGTGCCGTAGACGCCGACGCCATTGGACAGGTTGCCCTGACCGGACACGCCTACTCCACCCGACCCGCTGCCGATGCCGATGGCGCCCGTGGCCGCCCCGTTGAAGCGCCCACCGGTGGTCATGGTCCCGCCATTCGTATCGATGCCGATGGTGGCGTTGGTGATCGTCAGGCCGACACCGCCCGTGTTCGACAGGCGCATGAGCGCGATGCCGCTGCTGCCGGAGATGTCGATGGCGTAGATCGAGGCCGTTGGTGTCATCCGAAGCGTCGCAGTGCTGCCGTTCAGGGTCAGCGTCTCAGTCGATCCGCTGTAAGCCTTGAGCGTATTGTCCGACGCGCGCAGCTCCAGCCGGGTGCCAGAACCGGCGGTATTGATCGTGAAGCCAGTCATCGTACCGGCCTGCAGCTTGCTGGTCGCCAGCGTGCCGGTCACGACCAGGTTGCCGTCGATGACCTCGTTGACGATTACCCACGCCGAGCCGTCCCAGTAGCGGGTCTGGCTGAAGCCGGCCCCGCTGTTCGAGAGCGTCACCCGGTCCAGGAACACCTTGGTGAGGCCGAGAGACGTGATCGCCGCATCGGCTTCCGCGTTCGACCAGGAGGCCCCCACGATGGTGCGGAAGGCGTGGATCGAGCCCCGGGTGCCGTTCGCGCCGGCCGCACCGTTGGCCCCGGTGGCGCCGGCCTTGGCCTTGGCGAGGCTGAAGCGGCGGACCAGCGGCGTCTCACCCGACTTGGTCGCGGTGATGTCGATATAGCCGCTGTCGGCTGACAGGGCGGTCACGGTGAAGGTCGTCCCGGCCTGGGTGAAGGTGCAGTTCGCGCCGGTGCCGGTGACGCTCCAGCTGGACGTCTCGTCCACCGGGCCCTTGAAGACGTAGGCCGTGGTGACCGCGCCGGCGAAGCTGGACACGTTCCCGGCCACATCGGCCGGCAGGACATGGGCCTCGTTGGTCAGGGTCAGCTGGTACCCGTTGTCCGGCACCGTGGCCAGCGTCGTGGCGCTGACCCCGGCGCTGAAGGCGGAGCGGTTGCCCGTCCAGTCCCGGGCCTTGAGCCAGTAGTGGCGGGTGGCGCTGTTCTCCAGCCCGTCGTCCCGGAAGGTGGAGGCCAGCCCCTCCCACACCTTGACGGCGGTGCCGCTGTTGTTCGTCGTGTTGCGGTAGACCTCGACCACGGCCAGGTCGGTGTCCGACGGGTTCGCCCAGGCCAGGATGATGGACCGGTAGGCTCCCAGCGCCGTCAGGTTGGCCGGCACGCCCGGCGCCGTCACATCGTTGATGGCGGTGGCGCTGGTCGAGACCCACGCTGAGCGCACACCGATCGCGTTCACGGCGCGCACCCGGACATCGTAGCCCACGCCGGGGACCAGCGGCGTCAGCAGCGTCGAAGGCCCCCGCGCCGGCACCGCCACGACCCAATCCGTCGTGCCCGAGACGCGGAAGTTCACCTCGTACTCGTACAGGAAGGCATCGTCGGGCGCGCTCCAGGTCGCCAGGATCTCCGACACGATGGTGCCGTCGGGCTGCTGGCTGGTGCGCGGCGTCAGCGTCAGACCGGTGGGAGCGGCGATGCTGTACGGGTCCGGCAGGGCCGTGGCGGGGGCGGCGGCCACCAACTGCTGGTCCGATGCGCTCCAGTCATAGACGGTGGCGCTGGTCTCCCGCAGCGTCAGGTCCACGCCCAGCTCCTCCCCGGCGAAGGTCAGGCGCCAGTCCACCACCTCGAACGGCTTGGCGGTCCAGCCCATGCGGGCGTTCGTCAGGTTCACCACGTCGCCGGCCTGGACGCGGAAAGCGGTCAGCTTGCACGGCAGCGTGACCGTGATCTGCTCGCGGGCCCGGAACAGCTCCATCTTCGCCAGCCGCTGCGCCGTCGCGGCGGAAGTCGTGAAGGGCAGGTCCAGGTCGCGGAAGATGCGCTCGCCGCCGTCCTCCGCCTCGAAGGTGGGCGAGGTGTAGGCGGGATAATCGGTCGGCTGGTAGTCGTCGAGCGGGCTGACATAGACCCCCTTCACGGCGTTGAACAGGTCGCGGCGGCTGACGCGGGCCTGCACGCGCATCGGGCCGCGCAGGTCGTCCTCGCTCAGGGTCACCGTCGGGTTGCGGTAGGCGCCGACGTAGAGCCGCCACTTGCCGCCCGAATAGACCAGGCGTCCGCCGCAGGCCGTCAGCAGCTGCTCCAGCACCGCCTGCGGACGCTGTGCCGTGTCGATGACGCCGTTGATGGTGTAGCGCGGTTCGGAGCCGCCGCCGTTCAGCGGAATGATTTCGTCGCAGATGTTGGCCTGGGCGGCGAAGTTCACCTCGTCGATCTCCGCCGCGCTGACGCCCAGCCCGTACTTGGCGTCGGTCAGATAGTCGCGGATGCAGAGCGCGGCGTTGGTGCTGTAGGCCGTCGTCAGGGTGCGCGGGTCATAGACCTTGCGGCCCTTCACCACGGCCGAGATGTTCGGCAGGCCATTCGGATAGACATCCTGGCTCCAGGCCAGCGAGGCGTACAGGTAGGCGACGCCGCGCAGCCGATGCGCTTCCGTCCACTGGCCGCCGCTCTCCGTCACCAGGAAGCTGTCCGCCAGCTGGTCGGGCGATCCGGTCCAGCGGTGAAAACGCGCGTGGTTGGAGAACCGGCCGGACGTGACCACCGTGCCGGGATCGCTCTCGCCCAGCACCAGATTGTCGTCCAGGTAGATGTCGCCGACGGCCTCCACCTCGTGCCCGGCCAGCGCCACGACAAGCCGCAGGTTGGCATTGGCCTGGGTGGTCGTCATGTAGAGGATCGGGCCGGAGACGCGGACCTGGCCGTAGACGATCTTCCGGCTCACCGTGGGCTGACGCACCATGACGCTGCGGCCGGACATCGCCGCCTTGGCCTTGGGCCCGAAAGCGGCGTTGCCGGCGAAGGACACGGCGGTGGCGGCGATACCGCCCGCGACCGCGGCCAGGAACGTGCTGCCGCCGACGAATGCCAGGACGGCGGCGCTGGTCGCGACGCCGTAGGCGGTCGCCGCGGCGAAGATGGGGATGGCGACGGCCGGCATTCATCCAACCTTCCAAACGATTTCCGCCGAAGAGAGCGGCAGACAGACGGCACCGCCCTCGCTGATGCCGACCACGCGCTCGCCCGTCAGGTCGACCACGCCCATGGCGCCGCCGGGCAGCTGGGCGAGGTCGCCGCGGCGTGCGGCCAGCACGCTCGGCTGCCTCGGGAACTGGCCGTCCCAGAAGCCCGCCAGGTCACTGAAGCCGTGGCGCTTCAGGCGTGCCAGGGCGCCCTGGCGGGTGCGGTAGCGGCCCCGGTGCGGCGCCATCGGGTCTTCGCCCGTCACCGCCCGCACGGCGTCGCCAGCGAGGCAATAGCAGTCGGCGTCACCCCATGAAAAAGGCCGCCCGGAAGCGGCCTCGATCACCTGCGCCAGCCTTGACGGCCAGTTCTCCAGTCGCGTCATTGCAGCACCTGATTGAAATCGCCGTTGCCGCCGCGCCCGCCGCCGGCTCCGGACACCGCGCCCTTGCGGCCCCAGGTGATCTCAGCATCCGCCAAGCCGGCGACGAACTCGCACCCGGCGTCGTCGGGGTACTCGATGCGCTGGTCCTCGTCCGTGTAGCGGCGCTCGCGCGGGCGCTCCAGGTCGATCAGCCGGCTCTCGGCCGTGACGGAGATGGTGGAGGTCTCCCCCGCCTCGTCGATGGTCATCACGTCCATGCGTCCGTCGAAGATCAGATAGGGGTCCGCGACCAGCGCCCCGGATAGATCGAAGGCGGCCAGCCACACCTTGGCGCTGCGGCCCTGGTAGGCTTCGGCCAATGCGATCGACAGCAGCTCCGCCGGGATGCCGGACAGCGCGAGGGTGGCGCCCTCCGCCGACAGCCCCTGTGTTTCGGTCGCGGGGGCAACGGCCAGAAGCTGGCCGGCGCCAAGATAGTCGTTGCCCGCCCAGGTCAGCTTGCCGATGCCGCTCCACAGCCGCAGGGGCCCCGAGGCGAAGTCCAGCCCCACGAGCAGCGCGGGCCGCACCACCGGCGCCAGGGTCGCCGCCTCAAGGGCGGTCGTCAGCTGCCGCGCCATTACAGGGCCTCCCGGACGGCCAGGGTGATGCCGAAGCGGGACATCTCGTCCACGCCCCATTCGGCCTTGGAGACCAGGCGGAACACGCCGCGCGGATTGTCGATGTAGATGGGCTGGTTCACGGTCGTGGCCTCGCGCAGCGGCGGCTCGAAGGTCAGGAAGGTGCCGCCCGACGGATCCGTGGGGCTGTCCTGCACGCACATGTGCAGCCGGGCCGAAGCGCCGGTGCCCAGCTGGAAATAGTCGCCAGCCCGCATGGCGTAGGCGCTGGGCTTCCAGCCGTAGCTCGCGATGGAGGTGCCGGTCTGCCCGCCGGCGGCATAAGGGATCGACCCGGGTTGCGCCCCGGCACCCTGCGGCGATGCGCCGTCCGGGTCCCCCATCAGGAAGGTTCCCGAACGCCCCCGGCAGGAGACCATGAAGGCGATCCAGGCCCGCGCCTGAGCTTTGGACATGGGCGGCAGCGTCAGCTCCGCCTCCCACCAGGCGCCCTGGTGCAGATAGACCTGCTCCCGGCCGGTGAAGGGGCTGACGCTGACGCCCACCGCCCGTTCCAGCCGGAACGTGCTGGTGCGGAAGCTGGGCTCGGTCGGCAGGCTGAGCGGATAGGTGATCGCCATGGGGGCCTCAGAAGCGGGTGCCGCCCGAGCGGCGCTGGGCGCGCTCGACCGCCGCCACGGCGGCGGCGTTCAGCTGCGGCATCAGGCTCATGATCTCGGCGCGCGCCGCCTGGTTCACGCCGACGCCGAAATGGTTGGTCATCTGCACGGTGACGCGCGGCCCACCCAGCTTGTTGGACGGGACGATGCTGCCGGCCGTGCGCGGCACGAACATCTCGCGGCCGTGTTCCCCCACGAGGTAAGGCACGCCGGCGGCGACCGGCCCGCCCAGGGCGGCGCCGGCGGGAACCGGGCCGCCGAACGCGCCCGAGATGGCGCCGGAGATGGCATTTCCGATCGGCTCGGTGATCGCCCGGCGGATCATCACCCGGGCGATGTCCTCCGCCAGCCCCTGCAGGACCTCGGACAGCTTCTGGCCGGACAGGATGGCGTCCTCGAACGCGCTGCTGAAGGTGTAGCCGAGGTCGTTGGCCGCATCCTTCAGCCCCTTGCTCTGCTCGCCCGCGTTCTCCAGCCGCCGCGCCGCCTCCTCGGCCGCCCGCCCGTAGGTCTCCACATCGATGGCGCCAACCGAGTACAGTTCCTGAAGCCGCTTCAGCGTGTCGGCGTATTCCTCGAAGGGAGTGCGCGTGCGCTCAGCCAAGCGGCGCCCCTCCTCGAACATCTTCTCCAGCGGAGCCCATGCCGCCTCGCCAGCGGCAAGGCTTTCCTCGAGCGCGGCGCCGACTTCCTCGATCTCCGCCGCCAGATCGCCATCGCGGACCAGTTCGCCGATGTCCTTCAGGTCATCGGCCGCCTTCCGGCTCCCGCCGCCACCGAGCTGCTGCCCCAGCACGCTTTCCGCCCGAGGGTTGTTCAGTCCATCGCGACGGGCGTTCAAATCCGCCAAGCGCTTGTCGGCGTCCGCGATCAGCTTCTCGATGATGCGGGTCTGCATCTGCAGCCGCAGCTCGACCTCTTGGCCGTTGGCCCCCGTCAGCCGGCCCTGCTGGCGGTTACGTTGCACGGTGGACAGCAGCTTACCGGTGGTCTCCTGGCTGGAGACCAGCCGGGCGCGATAGGCTTGGATCTCCGCCTCAGCGAGCTTAACTGTCTCCAGCGCCTCCTTGCGCTTGGCCTCGGCCGCCTCTCGCGTCAGTTCCACCTGCGTCTTCAGCAGCTTGTTGCTCTCGTCCACCGCCTTCTGATAGGCGGTCATCGCCTTCTCGGTCGTGTCGGTGTGATCGGCCAGCAGCAAGAACGCCACCGCTGCGGCGGCGGCGGCGCCGGCCAGTGCGGTAATCGGGTGCGCTGCGATCACAGCACCTAGGGCCGTCAGCCCCTCGCGCGCCAGCCGCAGGCTCTCAGAAACGCCACCCAGGGCGTGCAGGACGTGGGGCCCCTGCTGGACCAGCACGACGAACGGGCTGGTACCGCTGGCAAGCTGAGTTCCGATGTCCTGGATCTGGTGCGAGAGGTTCGCCATGTCGACGCCGACGCGCCGGTTCTCGTTGGCGACCGCCCCGCCAAGCCGCTGCACAGCCGCGGTGCTGCGTTGGGTGGAGGTCGCCATCCGGCGGTCCATCTCGTCCAGCGCGGCCTTCAGACCGTCGGTCTTGGCCGTGATCTCGATCAGGAGCTTGTCAAGTTGTGCCATTCGGGCGTTCCCTATCGCGTGGCGATCAGGTGGAGGCGACAATGCGCGCGGTGGGGTACTTACTGGCGGTAGCCGGAGCGGCTCTGATCCTGGCGGGCTGGCTGCTCAGCCCTGCGGCTTCCCCGGATGACTTGCGCGCCGCTGGGCTGCTGGGCGAGATGCGCAACCCGGTCGCCAACCTGCACCAACTGGCGACCAAGGCGAACCTGATCGCTACGGGCGGGTTCAGCCTGATTGCCGGCGTGCTGCTGCTGGGCTTCGAGCGGGTGGTCGAAGGGCTACGGGCGAGGACTGGGAGCACGGTTCCGGCCGCCGCCCAGATGACCGAACCTTCCGCTCACCGCCCGCGCCTGCCGGTTGAGCAGGAGAGCATGGTCAAGCACCGCGGCCGGAACATCTGGTACAGCCCGTCGGGCGCTGCCCGAGTGGACGGCAAGCACTTCGCCACGATCCAGGAGGCGAAGGTCTACCTCGACGACAAGCTCCCCGGGGTTGCTCCCGACTGATCCTGGTCCAGCAGCGCCTGCAACGCCTCGACATCGGCGGCGCTGAGCCCGTCGGTGCCGCCCCCCTTCACACCATTCTTCTCCATCCACCCGTCCAGCCCGGCAAACAGGTCGTGGGGGGTGGACCGCCAGAAGGCGTCGGGCTCCCATTCCAGGATGCCCATGCCGATCTGCATGTAGCGGCGCCAGGGAACCTCTAGGCTTCCGGCGCCGCCTCGGCTTTTCCCGGCGCCCCCTTGGAGCCGCCGTCCAGCGCCTGGGTCAGGAAGTTCAGGACCCCGTCGGAAAGGCGGATCAGCCCCTCCTCCACGATGCGCTGCCCCAGATCCTTCGGCGGCTCGCGCCCGCCGGCGCGGATGCCGGCCTTCAGCACCGTGAACACGTCCAGCACGCCGTAGCTGCCTGTCGTGATCTTGGTGGCGAAGGGCACCAGGCCCAAGCCGGTGGCCTTCTCGATCTCGGCCAGCGCCTCGAAGGTCGGCCGCAGGATGAAGGTCTCGCCACCCAGCGAGACCTCCACTTCGCCACGATGCGGGTTCGCCATGGTCAGGTAGCCGCGCTGAAGGTGGGCTGGCCGCTGCTCTCCAGCGTCAGCGTGTAGGTCTGCACGCCGTTGTGCTCGCCCGACGCCTCGAAGCTGGTGGGCTGGAAGCTGCCCTCGATCGTGTCGCCGCCGTCGAACACCACGGAGTAGGTGGCGATGGTGCGGCTGCCGACCGCCTGCATCAGCGTGAAATGCGAGGCGGCGCCGGAGAGGATGCCCGATGCCTGGATCTGCATGCTGGAGACGCCCGCGCCGTCCAGCAGCTTGCGCCAGCCATTGTCGTCCTTGGTGGTGATGTCCACCATCTCGCCATTGATGCTGAAGCTGGTGGTGCGCATCGCCGCCAGCACGGTGCCGGCGGCGGCGGTGCCGACCTTCAGCACGAAGTCGCGTCCCTTTTGGGCCATGGTGTCACTCCTCTGCGGCCAGAACCGTCTCCGGCTGGCCTTCGCGTGTGTCGTAGGTCAGGCTGAAGCGCAGCCGCGCCATGGCGGTCTGGCTCTGCCCGTCGGGGGTGAAGTCGATCTCGGTGCCCTGGAACTGCACGTCCCGGACCAGGCTGCCGAACGTCAGGTCGCCGGCCAGGGCGGCCTCGATTTCGGCGGCCATCTGGTCGAGCTCGTCGGCGGTGGCGTTGACCTCGCCCGCCAAGGGGGAGCGGTAGGCCGCCAGCGCCTCGATCCGAATCTCCAGCACCCGCTCCTGCTGCCGGTTCTTGGTCGTGGTCTCGGCCGTCTCGGACAGCAGGTAGAGCGCCAGAGCCGGCAGTTCCGTGGGCGGGATGGGATCGGACGGGGCGTCATAGACCTTGCTCCCGGTGGTGGAGAGGCCGGTGATGCGGGCGCGGATCGCGTCCCGCAGCTGCTTGCGGACATGCGGCATGGGGATGCCTCCGGTCAGGTGCCGAGCATCAGCACCGTCACGCCGGTGCCGTCCGGCTGCGGCGTGCGGATGCGGTAGGTCGTGCCGTTCACCGTCAGCGCCTCGCCCTGCCGGGCGCCGGACACGTCCGACGATCGGCAGGTGAAGGCCGGCTCGGCCGACGCGACCCCGGTGTAGGCACCGGGGTCGGCCAGCTGATAGGCGCTGTCGAAGATGCCCCGCACCGTCCTGGCCGGCCCGCTGGACGGCTGGTAGGTCGCGGTCACCGCGAACTCCCCCGTCGAGAGGATCGCGGCCAAGTCGGCGTCGAGGTTGAGCGGCATTAGGCGGCCTCGGCGCCCGTCTCGGCGTCCTTGGCCTTGCCGCCGATGGCGACGGCCTTGCCGACGCGCAGCAGTTCCTTCGCGTCCTCGTCGGTCGCCTCGACGGTCTTGCCGGCCTTCACCGTCACGCCGCCACAGACGGTGGTCTTCACGATCTTGATCTTCATGCTCGTTCTCCGGCATCGGGCGGGCGCTCAGGCCCGCCCGTGCGTTAGGGGTGGATCAGGGGACGGCGTAGCCGCGGCTGAAGGACTGGGCGTGGCGGCACGCCACATCCACGTCCTGCAGGGCGACGACACGGACGGTGCCGCTGGTGGCCTGGGTGATGCCCTCGGCCATCAGGTCGAGGCCGCCCCACATACCGATCAGCAGGTTGGCCCAGACGCCGAACCAGGCATCGCCGGCGGCGACCTGGTTGGTGACGCGCGTGCCGTAGCCGTTCACGGTGTTGCCCGGCTCCCAGATGGTCGCCTCGGTGCCCGAGCCGAACTTCGGCGCCGTCTTCAGGTAGCCGCGCATGGTGGAGTTGAAGAGGTAGTTCATCGAGCCCGTGTCGGCGTTGTCCGACGCGATCTCGCTCTCCATCTGCACGATCTCGGCGAAGGTCGGCTGGTTGGCCGTGGCGAAGTCCACAACGTTCAGCCCGGTGATGCCGGTCAGGCCGGTCGGCTGGTTGCTGGCGCCGGTGCCGTACAGCGAGGCGAGGTCGATCGCCAAGGCCAGCGCAGCGGCGAGGTCGCGGCGCACCAGCGCCTCGACATCGAGGGACGACTGCAGCAGCAGCCGGCGGCTGATGTCGGTGAAGGCGCCGACCGTCTTGGGCGACAGCGGCACCTGGCCGACACTCGCTTGGCTCTCGGTCGGGGCGCCGCTCTCCGCGACCCAGTAGGCAGTCGCGCCGCCCGTCTGCTTCGGGATCGCCAGGTTGCCGTTCAGATCCTGCATCAGCGTGGCGCCAGCGCCGACGACGGCGATCCGGTTGCGCAGCAGCTCGATGAAGCTGCCAGCCAGCAGGTCGGTGGCGACCAGATTGCCACCCGCCGCGGCGGTGGTGACGTTGAGGTCGCGCTGGCCGGCGCCCAGGCGGTGGCGCAGCACCTCGGCCGGCACGGTGATGCCGCGGCTCTCGCGGCCGAGACGCTGGGCGGCGGCCTCGGACGCCTCGAACTCGAAGCGAGCGGCGGCCTGGGCCGCGCGGCTGGTGGGGTTCACGAGCGCGTTGATGGCGCGCACGAAGCTGTACTGGCGTACCTCCTCCTCCGACATGCCAATGTCCGGCGTGTCGGCGGTGGCGACCGGCGGGATGGCCGGAGCGCGCTGGCGCAGCATGGCGCGGAATTCGTCCAGGCTGCGGCCGTTGGCGACGGCCTCCAGCGCGAGGGCGCGCTGGCCGACCAGCTCGCCCAGGGCAATGATGTCCTGGTCGACGGACAAGCTGCGGCCGGACGGCTGGACAGCGGGAGCGGCCGGGGCGGCGGCGGGGGTGGCCGGGGTCTCCGGCGTCGTCTGCGGACCCATATCAGGGCTCCTCTTCTCAGGGGTGGGTTCGTTGTGGGCGTCAGCCGACCGCCCGACACCCACGGAGGTGTCGGCGGGGATGCTGACGATGCTGATTTCGAGAGGGGTCCAGCGCGTCGCCCGGATCAGCTTCCCGCCGCCGGACGACTTCTCCTCGGTCCACTCGTCGATCATGTAGCCGACCGAGACGTTGCGCAGGATGCCGTCCTGCACGTCCCGGAACTTGTCCTCGGCCAGTGCGCCTCTCCCGAAGCGCACGACGGCCCGCCCCTTGCGGTCGTCGCCGATCTCGGCACTCTCCACGACGCCGATCACCTGATCGCGGTCGTGGTTGAACAGCAGCGGGGCGCCACCCCGCAGCCGGTCCAGCTCGATGGCGCCCGTGTCGTGGCTCAGCACCTCCGTGCCGAACCAGCGCTCCACCGGCGCCTCGCTGCTGAAGGAAAGCTCGACGGTGCGCGCCTCGGCATCGACGCGGGCACGGTCGAACGTCGCCGCGCGCTGGTAGCGCGCACCGTTGATCGTCGTCATGTCTGTAGGTCCCTTACTGTTCCGGCTCGGCCTTCAGCAGCCGCGCCGCGTCCTGGCTGGGCAGCGTGTCCAGCACCAGCCCCAGGGCGGTGGCCTGCAGGTTTTCCGCCTGCAGCTGCTGGTCCAGGTCGGCCAGGTCCACGCCCATCGCCGCCACCACCGTCTCGCGGCTGGTGAAGCCAGCGCGCACGGCGGCCTTGTTGGCCTCGACTTCCTTCAGCGGGTCCACCCACTGCCAGCCCCGGGCGATGAAGACCGGGCGGTTGAACTTCTCGAACTTGCGCGGCGGCAGGTTCAGGGCGCCGGACGCCAGGGCCCGGACCAGCCACGCCTCGAAGACCGGGCGCAGGAAGTTGTCGATCATCCAGCCCTGCAGCGTCCGCCACTGGTCGCGCTCATCGAGTGCGCCCTGGCGGATGGAGCTGTAGTTCACGCCCTCCAGGTCGTTGGCCAAGCCGCAGTAGCTGACGCCGATGCCCGAGGCGATGCCACGCAGCATGGCCTTCACGAAGAAGGGGAAGGCCTGCGTCGGGTGCTGCGGGTCGAACGCCTGGAAGCTGACGTTGGTGGGCAGCTGCTCGAAGGTGCCCGGCGACGCCTCGGTGACGGTGACGCCCTCGGCATCCTTGCCGTCGCCCTGGTAGTCCTCCCCGCTCTCGCTGGTGAAGAAGCCCATCTTGGAGGCGGCGGTGCGCGCCGCGACCAGCTCGGCCTCCTCGTAGCCGCCCAGCATCTGCAGGCGGGTCATCGCCGGCGTCAGCCAGGGATAGCCCCGCGACTGCGACCGGCGCCGCCGGACGAAGCAGTGCAGCACCCGGTCGGCCGGCACCCGGCGGTACTTCCGACCGGCATAGGTGTAGGTGTCCTCGCCCGGGTGGGTGGTCAGGATGTGATAGGCGACGGGCCGGCGGGTGTCCGGCTCGTACTCCACCCCCATGTCGATGCGGTTGCGGCCGTAATCGCGCTGGTCCTCGTCCAGATGGTCGGCCTCGATGAACTGCAGGCTGAAACCGAAGCGGGAGCGCGGGTTGTCCGCCATCACCACCAGCATCTCGCCATCGCGCGCCACGCTCTCGATGAACAGGCGCTGCCCGTCGACGCCGGTCAGCGTGCCGCAGACGCTGAAGTTGCGGGCGCGTTGGAACTCCTCCCAGGCGGCCTCGATGGCGTCGTTCGCCATCTTGTCCAGCACGCCGCGCTCATCCTTCGCGCGGACCTGCAGCATGATCCCGCGCGGGCCCACCACGTTGCTCTTCACCATGTCGATGAAGCGCGCGGCGAAGGGGTTGTTGACGGACAGGTCGCGGGACCGGACCCGCAGCGCCCGCAGGCCGCGCCGCAGGTCGGCGTCAGCCGTGCGCACGGTCGTGCCCCAGTCGCCGAACAGCCGTCCGGTATCGGCGGCGGCGAAGCCGCGGCGCTGCGGAGGGCGGGTGAAGACGGGCGCCCGGCGCTCGACCTGGGGCGGGTCGGCCGGCTTGCGCCAGAAGGCGAGACGCATTCTCTATCTCCCGAACCGCACGAGGACGCGCTTACGGTTGGGCAGCCCGGCGGCGATGCGGTCGGCATCGGCCTCGCGCGCCACCTCCGCCCGGTACCGGTCGCGCAGCTTCAGAAGGTCGCCGATGGGCGTCTTCTCCAGCGTGCGGCCGGCGATCTGGTACTTCAGGACGTCGCTGGTGGCGCGGCCCTCGATCACCGCCTCGACCATCGCCAGCACCTTGCGGGCGTGGCTGCGCTGGTCGGTGGTGGCGGTGGCGAAGTTGGGCAAGACCGTCAGCAGGCCCTTGTCCACCTGGTAGCGGTCGGCGCCCTTGGCAGCGTAGGCGCGCCAGTCGTAGGTGCCCGGCTGGTAGTTGGCCGTGGTCGCCGCCGGCACCGCGACGGCGAAGTGCGGCCCGGCCGCCTTGGCGGCGACGCTGAAGGTCTCGCCACCAAAGTTGAAGTAGTAGGTCAACGTCCAGCCGTCGTCGGCCGGATACTCCCCGCTCAGATCCTCGCGGCGCCACGCCCAGCTGTCGCCAGCGGACAGCTCGGTGGGCTCGTTCAGCGGCACGGTGGGCATCACGCCTCCTCCGGCAGGGGGATCAGGCCGAGGCGCGCGGCCTCGGCCTCGCAATCCTCGCGGCAGCAGGCACCGAACACCGTGTGCGGCTCGGGCAGCGGGCCGTCGGGCTCGTCGTCCAGGCGGATGATATGGGTGCCGTCGTGGACGAGGCGCCATACCGGCGCCGGGGTGGCGGTCGTCATGGCGTCACACCTTGATGATGAAGTTCACCACCGCGTAGGGCGGCAGGTTGTTGTCGGTCAGCGGGACGTTGCCGAGCGTTGGCACGGCTGCGGACGGCATGAAGGGCGAGATGTCGGGTGAATAAGGGCGGGTGGTGGCGCCAGTAGAACTGAGGATGAACCCGGCTGCCGCAATGTTCGTCTCACCGCTGTTATTGCTGTTGCTGGTGTTTGCCGGGAACGCGTAGCCGCTGGCGTTACCACCGGTCTGTCCCAGCGTCCGGGCGCCGGTGTTGTCGCCACCCACGCCGCCGGCCAGCGCCACCGAAGCCGAGACCGCCGTCTCCGCGCCGCCGCCGGTGGCGGTGATCTGCGTCCGGGCCGTGCCGTTGGTGATGGTCAGCGTCTTGCCCGTCACCGCCCCGGTATTTATGAGCTGGACGATCTCGGCGGAGGTCAGGGTGACAGGCGTGCCGCTGTTGTTCGTACCATTGTTCGGTGTGACGGTGATGGTCAGGCCCGCGACGGCGTTGGTGAAGCTGACCAGCACCGTGTTCGTCGGGTTGGCGACCGCCGCGTTCATGGTCAGAGTGACCGTCCGGCCGTTGTTCGCCGCCGTCGCCACCGCCGCCGTCAGGCTGATTGGCGCGGTGGTAGGCAGCGTGCCGGTGGCCGCGACCGAGGCGACGCCGGTCTGCGCGCCCAGCACCATCCGGCCGCCCAGATTTGGCAGGTTGAACGTCGTGCTGCCGTCCCCCGCGCCCCAGGTCGTGCCGATGGCGGCGAACAGGGCGGCGTAGGTGGCGCGGCTGACTGCCGAGCCGTCGCAGGCCAGGTAGCCGGTGGGCGCCGCGATGCCGGCAAAGGGCAGCACCGTGCCAACCGGCATGCCCGCTTCCGACGCCGCCGCACTGGCGGCCGAAACCGCCGCCGCGTCCCGCGCGTCCTCCGCATCGTCGCGCGCCGCCTCCGCCGCCGTCTGGGCAGACGCCGCAGCGGTGGCAGAGGCGGCCGCCTCCCCGGCTTTCGTCGTCGCGATGCCAGCCTGGATCGTCGCGGTGGATGCCGAACTGGCGGCGGAGGCGGCACTGGCGGTCGCCTCGCCCGCCTTGCTCGTCGAGGTGGCCGCAGCCGTCTCGGCCGCCGCCTGGGCAGCCTCCGCACCATTTTCCGCCGTCCCGGCCGCCGTGGCGGACGCCGCCGCCTCCCCGGCCTTCGTCGTGGCCGTCGCGGCGGCGGCCTCGGCGTCGTCCCGGGCGGTCTCGGCGGCAGTTTCGGCCGTGGCCGCATTGCCGGCAGAGGTCGCGGCTGTCGAGGCCGAAGCGGCGGCAGCCGTGGCGGAGGTGGCGGCCTCGCCGGCTTTCGCGGTGGCGATGCCGGCCTGAGTGGTCGAGATCCCGGCCTGTGTCGTTGCCGTCCCGGCGTCGGTCGCGGCGGCGGTGGCGGACGCCGCCGCCTCGCCCGCCTTGGTGGTGGCCGTCGCCGCCGCCGCCTGGGCATCGTCCCGCGCATCCTCCGCCGCAGCCTGCGCGGCCTGCGCCGCCGTAGCCTGACCGGTCAGCGAAACGCCCGCCGGCCAGACACCGGCCGCCTTCGGCCCGTACAGGTCGTAGGCGGCCCCGTCCAGGTAGATGTCGCCGTCGCTGCCGACGCCCGGGGCAGGCGCACCGGTGCCGTAGCGCAGGGAAAGGCCGGACGCGCCGGCCGGCCCCTGGGTGCCTACGGCGGTGACCCGGACCTGGCTGTCGGTGATGGTGACGGTGGTCATGACCCGGTGACCTCGGCGTCGACAGTGAAGGTGCCCTGCAGCAGGCGGATGATCGTCCCGCCCACGTCCTCGAGCTCGATGTCGTAGTAGTAGAGCCCCGGTGTCAGCGCCGTGGTGACGCTGGAGGGCACGGCGATGGTGATCTGCCCGGCCGCGGCGTCCGACACGGTGATGCGGCCGTTGGCGGCTGTCAGCGAGAGGATCAGCGTGGCCGTCTTCGACTTGCTGGCGCGGACGTCCATCCGGGGCGTCCAGCCGGTCAGGTCGATGGCCGCGCCCAGCTCGTCCGAATAGGTGATGACGTGCGAGAAGGTGGCGCCCTGCTCGCAGGTCGGGTTCCAGATACCAGCGGTCATCGACGCCACCCATTGACGAAAGAGCTGCCGCGCGGACGCGGCGGCGGGACACGCTTGCGCACCGGTGCTGGCGGCTCGGGCGCTGGCGGCGCAGCCTCGACGGCGTGCGCCGCCTCCAGCTCCGCCGCCTCAGCCTCGGGATCGCGCCGGGGCGCCCCCACCTCGTCCGCGCGCCTGTTCAACTGGAACCCCCGATGCAACAGGCCGCACAGCGCGGCATAGGCATAGACGCGGCAGTCCAACGCCTCGTTGGCGCGGCCGGGACGCGGTTCCCAGATCCTGTATTTCCGGCCCCGCGCCTCCCGCACCACCTGCCGCTCCGCCGTCAGCTGGGCGAAATAGGCGGCGTCCCGGTCGTGCGGAAAGTGCATGTAGCCGGGGCCCGGCGCGGTGCGCGACAGACGCTCGGCGATGCGGTCCTTGGCGGCGTTGGTACCGATGATCACCGGCTTGAACCGGCGCGGCGCCCGCGACTTCCTCTGCTTCACCGCTTCGGTCGGCCACACGGGCGAGCGCTGGCCGCTCTGCTCCGACGCGCCCTTGATGGCGAAGACCCGGCGGCCGACGCGCGGCCGGCAGAAGCTGTAGACGGCCTGGGTGTGATGGCCGCCGCTGTCGATGCAGGCCGCCTCCACGGCGAACTCGCGGCCGTCGGCGCGCTTCCAGCGGCGCAGCAGCAGTGCGTCCACCTCTGCCCAGAATTCCGGGCTGTCGGGGTCGCCGGCGATGACCTTGTAGTCGAGCTGCCAGCTCTCCTCGTCCCGGCCCCAGCCGACCACCTCGAACTCGCCCCGGTCGCCCTGCATGTCGCCGCCCACGGTGATCACCGCGACGCCGTCCGGCACCTCCGCCCCATAGTTCTCCCGGCGCTCCAGCAGCACGTCCTCGCGGACCTCCTTGCCGACCTTGCGCCGGTACGGCAGGCCCATCTGGGTGTTCCACCAGGCCTGCAGCTTCTCCTCGTCGCCCAGGGCGTTGAGGTACTTCGCCGCGATGCGGTCGGGTCGGTCGGCGTCCCAGGGGCTGTAGAGCTTCGACGCCTGGAACCCCGCATGCGCGTTGTCCACGCCCCATTTCCCGCAAGTCGGGCATTTCACCCGGTACACCGCCCAGCGGTCGCTCTCCCACCAGTCCCATACCCGGTCGACCGGCGAAGCCGCCTCCCCGGCCCCCGGCCGCGTCCCCTGCCACGACGCCTGATAGGCGGACAGTGGCGAATGGCGCTCCCCGCAGCAGGTGAAGGGCCGGGTCTGGTGCCAGCGGATGCTCTGCAGCGCCGCCAGCCGGTCGCCCTCGCTCCAGCCGGTGCCGCAGGCCTCGCAGTAGATGCGGGCGCTGCGCACGTCGTGGGTGCCGTCCTCGGCCTTGTCCCACCGGACGTGCCGGAAGAAGTCCAGGAACTGCCGGTGCCGGCAGTGCGGGCAGGCGACCGAGGCCAGCCGCTGGTCGCTGTCGGCATAGCTGGCGGCGATCCGGCTCTCGTCCTCCACCGTGGGCGAGCAGGCGCGCACCGACAGGGCGTTCACCCCGAAGGTCGCCAGCCGCTCGTCGCCCAGCGTGAAGGGGTCGCCCTCGCGGGTGACCACGTACTTGTCCGTCTCGTCGTACATCGCCACCCGGATCGGGCGGCGCGCCAGATTGTCTGGGCTGCCGGCGCCGACCAGCGCCAGGAAGCCGCCCGGGTACCGGAAGAAGGTCAGCGTGTTCTCCGGCTGCTGCGGCCCCTCACCCTGACCCTCCGACCGGCGGCGGCGGTTCGGGCTGATGAGCTGGCGCAGCACCGGCGTGGCGCGCACCATCGGGATGATGCGCTCCTTGCTGAAGGCCTCGGCGCTCTCGTCCTTCGGCTGCACCAGCAGGATCGGACAAGGATCGAGGTGGGTGAAGTACCCCCAGATGTTCTCCAGCAGGCTGGTCTTCAGCAGCTGGGTGCACGACATCGCGGTCAGCGTGCGCACGCCCGGCTCGGTCACCGCCATCATCGGGCCCCGGGCGATCTCCACTCGGCTGGTCCGCCAGCGGCCGGAGTTGCTGCCGGCCTCGCGCGCCAGGAAGCGGTACCTGTCCGCCCAGGCTGGCACCGAGAGGCGCGGCGGCGGGGTCTGCCCGCGGCGCCACGCCCGGCGCAGCAGCTCAGCCTTCGCCGCCGAGCTGGGCGTCGGGTTCGCCGAGGTCTGCCAGGTGCTGGTGGACATGGCGGGTCAGGATCTCCGTCACCCGGTCGGCGGGCAGGTCCAGCTCGGCCGCGATCAGCGGGCCGACCTGCACCGGCCAGTTCATCCACGCGTCCCGGTTCGACCGCGACACCTCGAAAAGCACGGTCTGGGCGGTCTCGATGTCGATCATCGAGCCGGCCTTGGTCCGCAGCTCCAGCCCGCGCAGGCCGGCCAGCGCGTTTTCCTTGACGCGCTCGGCCTCGGCCTGGGTGGCGAACTGCCCGTTCAAGAGATTGCTAAGAAACGCCTCGATGTTCTCAATAGAACCGGGCGGGATTACTTCGTTTTCAGGACCGGACGTTACCCGTTTTACCTGGGCGCTTTCAGGTAACGGCGCCGATTTCGGGACCGGGCGGAAGCGGCCGAGCTTGGCGTCGGCCAGCTTCGCGTCCGATTTCTCGACATCGACGCTATCCCCTTGAAAAACAAGGCGTCCTTGCTCTTTCCACTGCGTTACCGTCTTCCGGGAGACGTTGTGGGCCCTGGAAAACTCCGCCTGGGACATCACCGTCATGGCTAAACCCCTGACTTCGTTACCCGATCCGCCGTTACCCTGTTTCCACACCCCCGACCTACCGTTACCCCGGGGTTCGAATTACCCCGTGCGCCGGGGTCGGGGGAGGACCCGTAGCCCTAGGGGGTGCGGGGTAACGGAGCCCCTAGGGCTAGGGGCGGCGGGCGTAGGCGGTGGCGAGGGCCATGGTATAGGCCTGGGCGAACTCGGCCTCGAAGTGCTCGGCCGAGACCTCGGCCGCGACCTCGTACCAGCGCAGGCGCTTGGTGTAGCGGGGCCGGCGGATGAAGATCAGCACCGGCCGGAAGATGACCTTCCCGCCCGTCTCGATGCGGCGATAGATGCCGGGCGTCAGGCCCTGCCCTTTCGGGATGGCGAAGTACTCGGCCTTGCGACGGTGCGACCGGTTGGCCCGGTAGCCGTTCTCGGCGAAGGCCCCGAGGTCGGACAGGATCTGGACGATCTGGCCGCGCGACATGTTGCCGAAGCCGTCCATCCGGGCGGCGCCGCCGGGCACGGCGAACATGTTGCGGGGCAGGATGCCGCGCGACTGCAGCGCCTTCTCGAAGCGCTTGTGGCCCCGGTCACCGCCATGGATCTGCGGCCCGAGATACTTCCAGGCCGGCGTGCCCTTGCCGCCATTCTCCTTGATCACGATGCGCGCCGAGAGGTTGTCCTTGGTGGCGCGCACCAGGCCGACCGCCCCGATCGTGTAGCTGGACGGCCGGTCGAAGACCTTCCGCATCTCCTCCTGGAGCGCGACCTTCACCCGCTGCCCGGTCTTGGTGGCCGCCATCGCCGCGGCGAACCGCGCCTGCTTGCCGGCCTGTTCCAGAGCCTGCCGCACCTTGGCATCGTTCATCCGGAGCGTGACGCCGTCGGCCATTCCATCGCCCCAAACGAGAAGCGCCCGGAGCGGGGTGTCCGCTCCGGGCGCAATTCCGAACGCACCTCTCGCGGGTGCCGGGTGTCAAATTACCCACATCGATAGGGTCGGTCAAGCCGGATGCGACGGCACACGCGCAGCAGGGTTGCCCCGTCATGCGTCGTCATCGCCTCGGTGGGTGCCTCGTCCAGCAGCACCGGCGCCGGCCCCTCGCGCCGCAGCTGCTCCACGCGGGCGTCGGCCATCTCGATCACCAGCGGCTCCGGCATGGGGAACGGGGCGACGAAACCGGAGCACTCATGGTCGCGGAACGCCGCGCCGGCCAGCGCCGCCGCCACCCGGCCCATGGCGGTGACGAAGGCGCGGTAGAGCCCGGCGTCGGCCGCCACCATCAGCGGGTCCGGCTCGTACCGCACCGGGCAGAACTCGACCGGCACCTGCACCGTCTCGGTCTCCAGCTTCACCACCTTGCCCCGGCGGTCGCGCACCCGGCCGGTCACCCGCTGCTCCGCCACCCAGTCCGCCACCTGCACGGCGATGGCGACCTTGCGCCCGCCGATCTGGGCGAAGGACCGGCGGGTATTGTCGCGCACCTTGCCCCGGGCATCGACGTCGAGGCGGTCGACCGTGTCGACATAGGGCATCGGCTGGGGGGCGGGCATGGTGGTGGGCGGCTCGGGCATCAGGCCGTGCCGGGCGTGGCGGCAGACCAGGTCCAGCTCCATCGGATCGAGCGCGGCCTTCACCGCCTTGACCACCGCGACCGCGTCGGGATGCACCCGGTCGGTCAGGTTGGCATGCTCGCCACCGTCGATGCGGCAGCCGACCGCGGCGATGCGCGAGATCACGGCGATGCCGTCCGAGCTGCTGCCGTGCGGCTCGTACCGCTCGTCGTCCAGCTGGCGCTCCATCGGCAGCAGCCCGCGCCAGCCGCCCACCCGCTGGTCGCGCAGCGCCCAGACCAGCAGGTCCCACGCATCCATCGTCCGCTTCGCCATTCCGCCCTCCGCTTCAGGTTCCTAACGCTGTCCGTTCCAGCGTTAGGCGACCGTTAGGCCGTTATCCGTGTCTTAAGTGACTGTAATTACTGATGAACTGACGTATGAAGATGATGAACCTAACGCTCTAACGCTCTAACGCACCGTCACCAATCGCGCGTGCGCCCACGCACATACATCAAGGGGATCATGTGTTAGAGCGTTAGAACGTTAGGAGTTGCGCTAACCGCTTGATGCGGCTGCGAAATCGGCATTACGCGCTCCTAACGGTGGCCTAACGCCCCGAACCCCGGCCTCCCCGGTCAAGGTCGCGGGCGAAGGCCCGGCACCGGCGCGACATCACGCCTCCGCCAGCGGGTCGGGGTCGCTGCAGCCGTCATAGGGCCTCGGCTCGGGAGGAGGATTGGGCTGTGGATCGTCCGCCGGCTTCGGGGCCGTGCCGTCCGGCAGGCAGAGCGCCACCGGCAGCAGCGTGCAGCGGGCCGCCACGCCGAACCAGTAGGGCTTCTTCGGCACGATATGCTCCAGCCGCCGCAGCGACTGCACCCAGACGCCGTCGGCGCCCGGTTGCGCGGCCCACTGGGTGTTCTCGAAGATGCGGGTCAGGCCCCGGTGCATGTTGGCGACGGCCAGGTACTGGCGGCAATTCTCCGTCACCAGCTTCAGGCCGCATTCCTGCAGCACGCTGTTGGCCTCGACCTTGCCTTTCTCCCCGATCTCGTGATCGAAGCGCCCAGCCGCCCGGCCGATCCAGTAGCCGATCGTCATGCGCTTGCGGTCGTGGGTCTGCTCCTGGACGGTGGACAGCAGGTGGTTGAGGCAGGCGTTCGGATCGCTGACCGCGCTCTCCGTCTCCACCATCACCGATGCCGCCATGGCCTTCTCCCAGACGGCCAGGCGCGCGGCGTCGGGAGGATCGTCGTGCAGCGCCAGGTCGGCGCAGGCCAGCATCGTGCCGAACACGTCCTGGCCGCGTGCCGTGTGCCCTGCCGCCGCCATGGCGCCGCGATAGGCGGAAAGCGTCTCCATGGCCCTGGGCCAGTTGTCGACCAGCCGCCGCAGCAGCCGCCCGCCCAGCTCGGCCATGGCCTTCCGCGTGATGGGTGGGGGCTTCTGGTCCTTGGGCAGCGGGTCCAGGGAGAGGATCGCCATGCGGTTGCGGTCCTGCGGCAGCAGCGGCGGGATCAGCACCGAGCTGAACAGGAAGCAGCTGCGCACGATGAACTGCGAGACTTGGTGGTCCGAGCCGCCGCGGATCGCCATCGAGCCGGTGGCGGCGTCGCGCGCCAGCTTGATCAGCGCCTGCATCTTCCTGTTGTCCGCCTCGGCCTCGGCCTCGTCCAGGGCGACGGGCAGCGAGGCGTGGCGCAGCGTCTGGCGGATGGCGGCGGCCGTGCCGTCCGGCGTGTGCAGCAGCCCGTTCTCGCCGAACAGCCATTTGATGGCGTCCTGCAGGGTGGATTTGCCGGCGCCGGAGCCGCCGGTGATCCAGGCCACCGCGCGCCAGGGCAACGCGCCGCCGAGATAGCCCGCGCAGATCCAGCCCAGCAGCAGGTAGGGGTCCACCTCCTTGCGGCGCCAGGCCCATGTCCGCAGCATCGCCAGCAGCTGCTGGCCGCTGGCCTCGTCCCCCGCCGGGTCGGGCTTGGCCGCCGGCGTGAGCGTGTGCGGAGCGGTCGGGTAGACCATGCCGTCCAGCAGGCCGGGGTCCTTCAGCACCGCCCGCGCCGGCCCGCTCTTGGCCGGCCGCACGAGCAGCAGCTTCGGCCCGGTATGCAGGATCAGCTCGCCATCGCCGCCCGCCCAGGCGCCGGCGCCGCGCACCTTTTCCTGCGGGTTCCACACGCCCCTGGCGGCGGCGGCGGCCATCAGGGCCTCCGCCGCCAGCTCCGGCTTCCAGCCGGTGACGATCCATTGGCCGGTAACCTCGTCCAGCTTCTGGCGCGGCCAGAAGTCGTACAGCAGCGACGTCAGGTCGCCGAACAGCGCCTGGACGTTCAGCCGGCTGTGGTCCTTGGCCTTCAGGGCGCGCAGCTGGTGGAGCCGGTCCAGGTAGAAATGCTGGTCGTCGTAGACGCCGAGCGGCACCACCGGGCAGCCCTCGGGCAGCTCCACGCCACGGCCGCCACTGGCGCCGCCTCCGCCTCCCGGCGGATCGTCGGGCGGGCCGCCGCCCCGGTCCTCCTCGCGGCCGGGCGGCGGCACCTCCACGGCGCGGCGGCGCATGTCGATGACCACCCCGGTTCCATCGCCTGTCGTCATGCTTCCGCCCGTCCCTGTTCCGCGGCGATGGCCGCCTGCAGCGCCTCGTTGGCGTCCTTGAAGCCGGCCGGTGGCCGGCACAGGCGCACGCGCTTGCCCTGTTGGTGGAAATTCTCGACCACCCGGCCGAACGCCTTCTCCGCCGGGCTGCCCGGCGGGTCGTTCTGCTGCCAGAGGTTCACGCCCTCGATGCCCGGCGGCAGGCGGATCGCCGCCATGCTGGCGAGCGCCACGCCGACCAGCACCCGGGCGTCGGGACAGGCGAGCGCGACGCTCAGCCCGTCCTCCAGCCCTTCGGTGATGTCACACCAGCCGTCCAACTTCGGGTCGGAGAGCTTGCGGCCCTGCCGCACCTCGCCCGTCTGCTTGTCGGTGGTGTGGCCGCGCCACAGCCGGATGGTGCCGCCGGCATAGCGGCCGAGCGTCTTCTTCGGATGCTCCAGCGGCGCCTTGCGCACGGTGCCGTCCGGCCGCACCTCCAGCCAGGTACGGTGGACGGACAGGAACTGACCGTCGGCGCCGACGATGGCGGCGACCATGGCCGGCCAGTCGCGGCCGCTCTCGGCATTGCGCAGGCCCGGATGGAAGCGCAGGGAGCGCACCGGGAACATCAGCCGGCGCAGGTCGATGGCCCGGCCGCGCAGATAGCGCTCCACCGGCGTGCCCGCCACATCGGCCCGCGCCTCCAGCCAGATGGCATGGGCGGCGCGGCGCTTGGCCTCCGCCTCCTCGTCCGGCGGCGGAGCGGCCTCCCGCTGCCGCACGGCGGCCTGGGTGCGCTGGAAGCTGTCGGGGTCGGCGCCGTCCAGCCCCAGGAAGGCGCGGGCCCACCGCAGCGCCTGGGCGTTGTCGCCGCCGAACATCAGGTCGGCGGTGAAGGACAGAGGCGACCAGTTCTGCCCGCCGGCGAAGTCGCGCACCAGCCCCTGGTGGCTGCCGCGCACGCAGACGCGGAAGCTGCCGGCCTTGCGGTCGGCGCGCAGCGGGTTCAGGCAGACGAAGTCGTTGCCGTCATAGCGCCCCTGCAGGCCCCAGGCCTGCACCAGGTCGCGCATGCGGCCGCGCATCATGTCGACGATCTCCTCCACCGTGTGGAGGTGCGGGCGCGGGTGGCGGTTCATTCGGCGGCCTCCGGCATGGCCTCGGGGTCGTCCAGCGTCTCGCCCGGTCGCGGCAGGCGCAGCGCCGGGCCGGCGGGCCGCCGCGCGGCGCGGGTGAGCGAGCGGGCATAGTCGACGGCGGCCAGAGCCAGCCAGCCGCCATGCAGGGCCGGCGCCGCCAGCGCGGCGGAGGCCGCCTCCATCAGCTCCGCCAGGGCCGGCGGGGCATCGGGATGGGCGGCGCGGCAGGCCAGCAGCCGGCGCTCCAGCTCGGCCGCGCGGCCCGCCCGGTCCAGGCTGTAGAGGTTGGCCGCCGTCATCAGCGCGGTGGCCGGCGGGATCTCGGTGGGCGGCGGCAGGGCGCGCATCAGCCCCTCCCCGCGCCGTGGGCGCAGGCATAGGCCAGGCGCACCGGATCGGCCAGGGCGGGCGCCACGGTGGCGAGGTGGCGCACCACGGCGCCGATCAGCGAGGCGGGCGCGGCCCCGTCCGGATGCAGCCGACCATCCAGGTCGCCCGGAGCGGCGCCCCGCTGCAGCTGCCCGGAGATCAGGGCGCAGGCGTCGTCCGCCAGAGCCTCCATCTCGGCGCCCGTGCGGGCCCCGGTCAGCCGGACATCCAGCGGGCGGCCGTCGCGGCCGAACTCAATGCCCAGAAGGTAGGTCCGGCCGTCCCAGCGCACCAGCTCGGTCAGGGTGAGGGCGCGATGGCGAGGCGTCAGCATGGCCGGTCGTCCTCGATCCCCAGCACCACCCGACGCACACCGTCATAGAGGCCGCAGAGCAGTCCGATGCCGATGAACAGGCGCAGGAAGTATCCCAGGTGCGGCGGCACACCGAGCGCCGCGAGGGTCAGCAGCAGCGCCACAGCGACATACACGATCAGCGCGATAATCGTGCAGGCCAGCACGCTGGTGACGATCTCCGTGGCGGCGGCCTTCATGCCGCACCCCCGGGGCGCAGCGGGTGGACGTTGCCGACGGCTTCGGCGCGCAGCAGCGCGGCCTGGGCCTCGTTGGAGCAGGAGACGGACAGCTGCATCAGCGCCATGGCCCACTCGCGCTCCTCGCGCGGGGTGCGCACCTTGTCGGCGTCGTGGCGCTTCGCCATGGCCGCAAGCGCGCCGTTCAGCTCGCTGATGGTGACGACGCAGCTCATGGCCTCGGCCGCGGGCGGCAGGCCCTTCACGCCGGTGGGCTGCAGCTCCATGCCATGCGCCTCGGCCAGCGCCCGCGTCAGCTCCATCATCCCGGCCGCCTTCTCCAGCTTCAGCGCCGCGAAGACCGGGATGGTCAGCTCCTTGTCGTGGGTGACGTACTGGCTGATGGACGCCTCGCTGCAGCCGGTCTCCAGCGCCGCCACCTTGCCGCCGCCGACCTTGTCGACCAGAAGCCGCGTCACCGCCTTCAGCGTCGCGCGCAGGCCCACGTCCTGGGGGGTGAATTCGCGGTCGCTCAATTTACTTCTCCCATGACGCGAGAAAGCCCCTGATTGCGCCTATGAACAGTGTGACCAGAGGAGAGGCCGTGACGCGGGAGCCACCCAATCGGACGGGGAAGGTTCTCCCCTTCCGGCAGCGCCGTTACCCCGGAGGCGCGCTGGCGACCCGGGCCGGCCAACTGGCAGCATGGGAGCGTGCTAAGCTGGGTGCTTTTTGCGTGGCGGGCGGGCACGGCGGTTGGGGCGGCGTTGTGGATCATCCGGTCCCCGCCTATTCCGAGGCCGCGACGCGGCACCAGCCGCTGGCGGCGCAGAGCGCCGGGGTGGAGCAGGCGGCCGAGGCGCAGGGGCGAGAGGCAACCGGCACGGGCGCCGCGTGGACACCCGTACCGGTTGCACCTACGATGGGGTCGCTCACACCACCATCGAAGAGGGCTTCCCTGTGCTTGATAAACAAACCATTGCCATTCCCTGCCCTCAGTGCGGCAAGAAGGCCGATAAGACCATCACTTGGCTCAAGGCGAACGACAAGTTCACCTGCGGCGGATGTGGCGGGAACGTCACCGTTGACCGCAACCAGTTCCTCTCCGAGATCAAGAAGGCGGAAAAGATGCTGGCGGACTTCAAGCGAAGCCTCGGCAAACGCTGACAGCTCCTCGATGCAGCAAGTGAGTGAGGAAGCGTCGGCGCGCAAGGTGATGGTTTGCATCATGGCAACGCTTCCTTACTCGGTTGCTTGCGCGAACAGGTCGGGGCGAAGCTGCGCCCGAGTGACCTTGCCGCCTGTCGCCTCTTCGATCTTCGGCGCCGCTTCGGCCGGCACCCGCTTGGCCTTGTTCAGCCAGTACCAGACATGAGCCTGGGTATAGCCGGAGGCGCGGGCGAGGCCGGATTGACCGCCGCACAGTTGGATGGCGCGAATGAGGGGTTCGTTCTGCATGACAGACAGATTACAAACAATCCTGTAGCCGTGTCAACAAGCACATATGTAGGGCGGGGCCACAGAGAACCTTGTAGCTTGCAATCCATGGAAACGTTCGGCGAGCGACTGGTCTACGCGAGGAAGCTGGCGAGTGACGCCTTGGGGCGGACCTTCAGCCAGTCAGACCTCGCGCGTGCCGTAGGAATTTCCCAACAGAGCATCCAGGCGATCGAGAGCAAGACCGGCAAGCCGGTGCGCGGATCGAAGCACGCCGCCAAAATGGCGACGGTGTTGGGGGTGCCGGTACTCTGGCTGACAGATGGCGTCGGTGAGATGCCGACAGTAGCCACGCCTGGTGCTCCGCCGACCGGGCAGGGCTGGCTTGCAGACGAGATGGACCTGCTGACCACCCTCGACGATCATTTCGAGGAGCTGCGGAAAGCCGTGGAAGAAGGCCGCTACGATCTGGCAGCCGCCCTTGGCGAACACATCGTCGCTACTATCCGGCTTGAGAAGGCGCGGTCTGAGGGGTAGCCATACCCTCCCCTATCAGCGCCTCCACCTCCAGTGACGGCACGACATAAACCCGCATGGGCGGGCGGCGCACGCCATTCACACTGATCTCGGCAAACCCGCCAAAAGCCTTCCGGCCACGGAGCCGGTATGAGCGCGGGCTGAAGCCGACGCGCCCCATGAAGTCGGGCCCCAGCACCATTCCAGTCAGGCCGGCAACTACCACGGCCTTAACCTCGCGGCCGGCAACCGTCACCGTAGCCGAGCGGCTGGCGGGCTGCCCGATCCATGCTTCCAGCCGACCTATTGCACCATCTCCCATGATCACCGCCTCATCTCTGGTGAAACGCGGCAGCCCCTCCCGCGCTTGGCATTACCCCCTGCGCAGTACCTCGGAGGCACATTAGCGTCCGCTTGTGCGACCTTCAACTGTATGCAGTTACGAGCAAATTGTGGCTATTTTCGCACCTCCCGCGGGTCGCCATCCCGTAGGAATGTTCCTACTATGTTCTCATTCGGCAGTCGATTGCAAGAGGGTGCTGGCTTGGGCGCCCAGCATCGCCGCCATGCGGCGTCGCGCCTGAGCAGGCGCGGGCCCAAGCGGCATCTACAATCAAGGTTGGAGAAGACTACAAGGAAACCTGTTGACAGGTTACAGACGTGTTTGTAGGGTTTGTTCGTCAGCACGACGCATCCGAGGCGTCAGCGGACCAGGGCACCGGCTCCCGTTTCCTCCCCGGCTCCCTGAACTCAGCCCCGGTGCGCGGGCATTCGCTGCACCGGGGCGCCTCCTCATTCGACGGAGCGCGCGATGACCGGATTGCCGTTTACGCCACCCTGCCCGCCCCTGCCACCGACGCCGCGCCAACACGAGCTGCTGTGCATCATGGCCGAACTGATAGCCGACGGCGCGCCGGCGCCGTCCCTGCGCGACCTGGGCGCCGAGATCGAGCTGACCCCCTCCAACATCCACAAGCTGCTGGTCGGCCTGCGCGAGCGTGGCTGGGTCGATTGGACCTCCGGCACCCACCGCAGCCTCCGGCTGCTCCACCGCCCGGCCCTGCCGGCGCTTGAGGAGGTGGAGTTCTTCCTGGCAGCGGACCTGGACGAGCGCTCGGCCGCCGTGGCGGCGCTGATCATCGACGGCGCCACCCGGCGCACCGGCCGGCGGGCCGGGGGAGCGGCGGCATGCTGAAGCCCCTGCTGACCGCCGAACAGGTCGCCACCATCCTCGGCTATGACGTGCGGACCTTCTACCGCAAGCGTCCCGGCCTGGAGAAGAAGGGTTTCCCCCGGCCGGTCGAGGGCACCCGCGGCTATGACGAGGACGCGGTGCGGCTCTACATCAAGGGACACCGCTTCCGCGCCCCGGCCAACGAGGACACCCCGCCGCCGGAGCCCCGCCGCCGTCATGGCGGCGGCACCGACGCCCTGCTGATCGCCCGCGCCGCCGAGCTGGCCGGACGTGCACCGTGAGCCGGCGGGAGCGGCGGCGCTGGCGGCCGCGCTGCGCCTGGGCGTCGAGCTGGCGGACAGCGCGGCTGGGCTGCACGACTACCTGCGCACGAACCGTGCAGCCATCGCCGCGCTCGGCTCGGAAGCCCCACCGCTCTGGTCCGCTCTCCGCGACCACACGCGCGCCCGCCGCTCCGCCCTGGGCGGCGTGAACCCGCCCGGAACGTGAATGCCCGTCTAGGAGCCCGCTAAATGCGCCCCTTCTTTCCCTATTACGGGTCCAAGTGGAACATCGCGCGCCACTACCCGCGCCCGGCCCATGACGTGGTGGTGGAGCCCTTCGCCGGCGGCGCCGGCTACTCGACCTTCTACGACTGCCCGCGCGTGATGCTCTACGACGCCGATCCCATCGTGGCCGGTGTCTGGTCCTACCTTATGCGGGCGCCCGCTGCCGAGATCATGGCGCTGCCTGAGATGCCGGAGGTGGGGGACAGCGTGGATAATTACGCCCTGCCGCAGGAGGCCAAGTGGCTGATCGGCTTCTGGCTGAACCGCGGCAGCGCGACCCCGAAGAAGTCCCGCACCGCCTACTCCGCCCGCAATGACCGGGCTCAGCTTAACTGGGGCGCCCGCGCCAAGGAGCGCATCGCCACCCAGCTTCCGGCCTTGGCCGGCTGGAGCATCGTGAACGCGCCCTATACCGAGGCGCCGGACATTGAGGCGACTTGGTACGTGGACCCGCCCTACGGCGACAAGGGGAAGTTCTACCGGGTCGGCTTCAACGACTTCGCCGGCCTCGGCGCCTGGTGCCGCACGCGGCGCGGAATGATGGTCGCCTGCGAGGGGCCGGGCGCCGACTGGCTGCCCTTCGTGCCGCTGGGAGACTTCAAGTCTAGCAAGGGCAAGGCCACCGAGTTCATCCACATCATCGGCAGCGCGCCGGGCTCTCTGCTCGATCTGTTCGCGCAGCCGGCCACCGCCTGACGCCCGTTATGGAGCCTGACCCATGCCACAACGTATTCAGCGGAAGCGCACCAAGGGCTGGCGAATGCCGGAAGGCGCCGTCTATGTCGGCCGCCCGACGATCTGGGGCAACCCCTTCACCCACCCTGATCCGGCGAAAGCGGTCGCGGCTTACGGCGACTTGATCGGGGGCGGAGAGCGCTGCTTCAGCATTGAGCCAGGCGGCCTTCAGTTCGCCAGGGACCGGCATCCGAGCACACTGCACTGGGCTTATGCGGACTTCGTGCGCGAGTACCTGCCACAGCTTCGTGGCCGCGACCTTGCCTGCTGGTGCCCGCTGGACCAGCCCTGCCATGCCGATGTGCTGCTGAGACTGGCGAACGCGCAAGCGCCTGATCCCGCCCCGCTTTCGCGCAACACCGTCACTTAATGCCCTCCGGCTTCACCGTGACGACTGACAGCCTATTCGGAAAAGAACGTGGACAGACGACAATGACACAGATCGAGCATACACCGGGGCCTTGGCTTGTAGGTCGCGGCGATACCAAAGGCGAGTTCTCCGTGTGGACGCGCCAGCCGCACACCGGGACGCTGGCGACAGTCCACGATGAGGACATCAACGGCCAGTTCCCCGCTGAGGCCAACGCTCGCCTCATAGCGGCGGCACCCGCCCTGCATGCGGCGCTGGAGAAGTTGGCCAGCGACGAGGATGCGCGGGAGGCCATCATCACCAGCGTGTGGGGCGGCCTGACGTTGATGGGGCAGATCGACGCCGCCCTCCGCTCCGCCACCACCTAACCGAAGGAAACCGCTATGGACGCATACACCTTCATCGCTCTGATGCTCGCGGGGGCTATATGCGCCGCGCTTGGCTGGGCTGTAGGCAGCCGCCGGAAGGACCTCTGAGATGAGCGAACACCGCCAGCTTGGCCGCATCCGTATTGCCCGCCCTTTGCTAGGGCTGACACCCGACTGCCAGAGGGTCTTCAGCCGGTTCGTTCCGGTCGAGACCCGGTACGATTACGAGCGTGACGAGGTGGAATACCTGGGCTTCAGCGCTGACTTTGACGCGGTTCACCCCAGTGAGATGGCGCCGAGCTATCGCGTCGTCCTGACCCCCGAGAGCCTGACCTTCGAACGCACCTGACAGTTGGAGTATCGCTGTGGAGCAGCAGAGCGAGCACCCGGCCGACAAGGCCCGGCGTCGGATTGAGGCGGCACTGGCCGACCTGACGGCCGACTATTACGAGAGGCTGCGGTCCCTGCCGCTTGATGACGTTCGGCACGCGGCCGAGCAACACGGCATGACGCTGGTCCGCTACAGACACGACTTCACGCCGAGCGAGATGGCGACCAAGCCGCTGTCACCCGCTGAGCTGGACCGGGTCGCGCACAACGGCGAAGCGATCTACAGCACCCTGCAACGTCTCGGCCTCACGCGCGAAGCCGGCGGTCTTGACCTCTCGCACCCGGCCGACTTTCACGAGATGGCCCGAACCTGTCTGGATGCGCGCGAGGACTGGCCTCGGATGGTGACAACCATCCGTGCGCTGCAAGAAGCCCTGGCGGACCGCGACCGCGAGATAGCCGAACTTCAAGCCGCGCTCCTGCGCCACACCAGCACGTGAACCAAGGACCCAAAGCCATGCGCCTCATGAAAGCAATGGGGATCGGCCTGCTGTTCATCACCGCCATCGCGGCCTTCGTCGGCCTGATCGTCTTCCTGGGCACCCATGTCCACGCCTGGGCACCTGTCGCGCTGTTCGTCTTCGCGGCATTCGTCGGCTGCACCTGGGTCGCTTACGACCACGTCCGATAACGAACGGAGCCGCGACCATGGCCGACCAGAACAAGATCAACGAGATGCTGGCGAAGCAGCCGCTGCACTACTTGCCGATCGATCCGACGCCGGAGCAGCGGGAGAAGATCCGCCAGTCGCCGCTCAACAAGATGGGCGATTGCATCCTGATCGCCGTCAACGAGGGCGACTTCGTGATGAAGAACCCGGTCAACGTGGCCGAGTTGCCCGAACCGTAATCGAAGGAGAACAGCACCATGTCACAAGCTACCGACGATCTCGTTGACCGCTTCGCCGCCGCTATGAAGGAGAAACTCCGCAAAGCGGAGCAGAAGTATGGCCGTGCGGACGATTTTCTTGACCCTGCCCGGATCGGCCCGATGCGCGACGATCTGCACCGCCATCTCGCCAAGGGCGACCCGCTGGACGTGGCGAACTACTGCGCCTTCCTCTGGCACCATGAGGCGGGGACGACTGCATGATCCGCATACGCAGGGCCGGGCTACCCGCCCCCTATGTGTCGTTCTTGCGCGGGCAGCGACACCTGCTGTTTGCACTGCATAGCCGTTGGCGACTGCGTTTCACACGGCCTTCCGGGAAGCCGGGCTACCGCCGCCTGTTCGTTGGTCCGCTCGAAATCGAGTGGTTCTGACACCAGCAGCCAAACGAACGGAACTGCCATGAGCGACGGACGCAGCCACTCCATCACGCGGGAAGACTTCGAGGCCGCCGAGCGCTACGTCGCCGACCTGTGCCTGTCGGCTGGCGCTGGCTCGGCACTGCCCGACGATGCACCCGCCCATGTCATCGCTGCGGCGATGGCGTCTCACCTCATCACCCTCGACGGCTCCGTGTGCCGGGTCGCGATAGGCCGCGAGATGGCCGAGCGCATCCAGCACGAAGCCGCCGCATAACCGAACCCTGAAAGGACCAGCACCATGAGCAAGCCGACCTTTGAGAAGTGGATTGCCGATCTCCGCGCCCTCGCCACGGAGAAAGGCTTCTCCGCCTTCCTGGCTGACGCCGATGAGGACTATCGCGGGCTCTACGACGACGGCCAGACCCCGGCGGACGTGCTGGAGGCGGAGATCGACGCCGCCAGCCAGAGCGCCGCCGAAGACGCCGCCTAAAACGAAGGATGGAGGCCATGACGCCAGAGGAGGAGGTAGCCGGCGTAACGTTCGCGGAGCTGGAGGCTGCCATGTTCGACGTGATCGGCATGGCGCGCCAGTTCCGCCGTGACCCGGCAGGCCGTGCCAAGTTCGCCCGCCGCGCTGCCCGCCGCTTCAAGGCCGCCGGGATGGAGCGCTGCGAGATCAACGAATACTCCGCCCGCATCTGGCAGGCCGCCAAGGCCGAAGCAGGCGCATAACCGAACCCGGAGAGCACGATGTTCGACCCCGCCCGCCCGGTCACGATAGCCGAAATCCTCGCCCGTCAGCTCAGGGCGATGCGGCGGCTTCGGCCGATGCCCAAGCCGCGCCGCTGGCGCCTCATCTGAACGACGGGCCAGCCATGACGACCATCAGCGAAGGATCAGGGACATGCCGACAATCTATGAAGTGAGAAACGTCCCGCTCGGCATTCGCTACGCGCTCACAATCAACCGTGATCGTGCGCGAGTGACTTTCGAGAGTGAGGCCGCTGACCCCATGAACTCCCGCCACCTCGTTACCTTGGAAGCGAATGGCGTGCTGATAGATCACGCGGGCGGCGGCTGGGAGCGCGGTGCCCTCTGTCGCCATGTCTCGTAACCGAACGGAAGGGAAAGAGGCGCCTTCATTCAGCCTCTAAGGGTTTGGGAGCCGAACTGATGAATAAAAAGGCGATCGCGATTGCCGCGCTGCTGGCGCTCGGCCCACAGGCTGCGCAGGCGGGCACCAAGCTGACCGTGCTCGAATGGGAACCGATCTGAGACCATGCTTTTAGGCTACGCCCGCGCCTCCTGGCGCTCCGCCGCCCTCGACGCCCAGGCCGACCAGCTGCACGCCGCCGGAGTCGGGCGCCGCTACATCTACCGCGACGACACAGGCGAAGACGACCAGGCGGCCGAGCTGGTCCAGGCGCTGCGCCCCGGCGACGTGGTGCTGGTCACCACGCTCGACCGGCTGGCACCCCGGCGGGAACTGCTGGTCCGGCTCTCCCGCATCCTGGTCGCGCGCGCCTGCCTACGGACCCTCGACGGGCTGGAGGTGACGGAAGCCCAGGCGCCGCTCCTATCCAGCCTGACGGCGGCGGCCAGGAGCTATGACCGCGAGCGCACAGCGCCCGCGCGCAGCCGCGCACGGGGCCGGCCGCCGGCGCGGCGCAAGAAGCTGGAGGGCCGGAACCTGGCCCTCGCAAAGCGCTACTGGCTGGACAAGAGCCTGACCGTGGCCGAGGTGATCGAGCTGCTGGCGGCTACCACCACGCCACCGGTCAAGGTCTCCCCCTCGACGCTCTACGCCCTGGCATCCGCGCAAGGCTGGGGCCGCCGCCCACCGGCGCTGGAGGCGGCATGAGCGAGGAAGCCTCCACCGGCCTGATGATCGGCTACGCCCGCGTCAGCACCGACGACCAGAAGCTGGACCTGCAGCGCGACGCCATGGCGAAAGCCGGCGTAGACCCGGCACGCCTCTACTCCGACCAGATGAGCGCTGTGAAGGCGAAACGGCCCGGACTGGAGGCGGCGCTGAAGGCGCTTCGCCCAGGCGATACGCTGGTGGTATGGCGCCTCGACCGGCTCGGCCGCACCATGGTCGACCTCTGTGCCCTGACCAATCAAATCCGGGAGAGCGGCGCCCACCTGAAAAGCCTGACCGAGGCGTTCGACACAGGCAGCGCCGTGGGCACGCTGATGTTTCACATGCTGGCGGCCTTCGCCGAGTTCGAGCGCGGCGTCCTGCGGGAGCGCACCAATGCCGGACTGGCGGCCGCCAATGCGCGCGGCCGCCGAGGCGGGCGGAAGCCGACCATCGACCCGATCAAGCGCCGCGCGCTGCTGTCGCTGTTGGCCGACAACGGGCCGGACGCCATGAGCATGCAGGAGATCGCGACCCAGGTCGGAGTGACCAAGCAGACCGTCTACAGATACTTCCCGCGCGGCCGGGAGAATGCCGAGGTCGTGGCCGAGCGCGAGAAGCGATGGGCCGCCTGACCATTGACCAGGGCGCGAGGATGGCGCCTACACTGCAGCCCCAGTCGGGGGAGACGAGCATGCCGAAAAAAGACGTTCCCTATCTCCGCGCCCGAGCCGCCGCCGGTGGCTGCACGCGCTACAGCTGGGAGCCCAACCCGGAGCTGGCGCGCGCCGGCTGGCCGACCGTGCCGCTGGGCATGGACAATCCGGAGGAGGCGCGCGAGCTGGCGACACGCATCAACGCGCTGGTGGCGGAGTGGCGGACGGGGAAGATCACCTCGGTGCCGCCGGTCATCCTCGACCTGAAGCGCGTGTCCGCCCATCCCTCGACGCGCGAGCGGCTAGCGCGGCCGCCGGCCGTTCCCGGCACCGTCAACTGGCTGGTGACCAAGTACCTCAAGAGCCCAGAGTTCGCCGAGCTGAAGCCGCGCACCCGGCGAAGCTACGAGCAGAACCTGGAGGAAATCCGCAAATGGTGCGGCGACCTCCCGTCAGGCTCCATCAACGCCAAGCCGATCAAGACCTTCTACCAGGCGCTGCGGCAGGCGACCCCGACCAAGGCCAACGCCGTCATCGTCATGGGCCGGACGCTTTGGAAGTGGGGCCTGTCCGAGGACCTATGCACCCGCAATCCCTGGCTGGACGTGGAGGTGCGCGGCGTGCGCCGGAACCTGCCTTGGTTGCCGTCGCCGGAGCATGTCGTGGCCTTCGTCCGCTGGGCGGATCGGCTCGGCTACCATGGCATCGGCGATGCCGTGCTGCTCAACGAGTGGCTGGGGCAGCGCGAGGGCGACGTGATCAGCTGGGATTGGGGGATGTACCGGGACGGGCGGCTGCGCTTCTTCCAGCACAAGACCGGCGCCTATGCCGTGCTGCCGGTGCGCTCGGTGCGCAAGCTGGTCGACCGGCTGGAGGTCGCCCGTGAGCGGCAGCAGCGCGCCCGGGTGGCGGCGCGGACCATCGTCGTGGATCCGGCCGGCTGCCCCTACAACGAGGACCGCTTCCGGGATCACTTCGCCATCGTGCGCGCCGCGGCGGCCGGTGCGGGCGAGGCGGCCGGTGCCGACCTGTGGCCGGACCTGGCGCAGCTGCAGTTCATGCGGCTCCGGCACACGGCCGTCACCCGGATGGCGGAGGCGGGTGTCACCATCCCCATGATCGCCTCGATCTCGCGCCACAGCCTGGCGACCGTGCACAACATCCTGGAGCGCTACTGCGTCCTGACGGAGCAGATGGCGCACGACGCCCTGTCGATGCGCTTGGCGGCGGAGGGCGGACAGGATGATGGGTGACGCGGGCGAACGTGCCCGAAACAACGAAGCCCGCAGGGTCATCCCGGCGGGCTTTTTCATGCGGAACGCTTGGCGAACATTTACAGTTGGTACGAGTTGGCAACGGCGAGTTGGTATTCGCGGTTCGTTCTCCGGGCTTGCCGGGCGCCAATTCTCGTTTAATATCAGATACTTAGGGGATGGTGGGTGTACAAGGACTCGAACCTTGGACCCGCTGATTAAGAGTGTGCAGGGGTTTTATTTAGACCAACGGCTTACCGGA